GAGCTAATTGAGCAGATTGATTAGCGCTAAGTTGTGTTTGAGCAATGTATTTGTCAGCTTCTAGCATCAAGCTAGTTTTAACTTTGTCGTCAAATTTAGCAGGCAAAAATTTAGAAAGACCAGGTAATTGTGAGCTAACTTGTTGACGCCATAAGTCGTATGTACCTTGATCTTGAATAGGCGCAAGTGTATTTCTAGCGTTTTTCATTAAGTTAGCTTCTAACTCAACTTGCGCTGCTTTGTTCTTTGTTTGCCCTTGTTGCAATTCCAACGCAAGTTTAGGGTTAACCCTACCAACTTGATTAATATAATCAGGCGCAGTGATGTCTAAACCACGCAAAGCGTTGCGCTCTGACATAATTTGTTCAGCTTCTTGCATCTTAAGGTTGTTAAGACCAAACTGTTGCGCTTGTGCAAGCGCGTTCATTGGGTTTTCTAACTGTACTGGGCGTACGCCTAGAGGGATATTTGGATCAATGGGCATATTTATTCCTTAACCTAGACCTAATTCAGCGTTCATGCCGCTGTAATACTCTGGCGAAGAACCAGAGCCATACGCCGATGTATTACGGTTGCCGTACATATTAAGCATAGCTGCGGTTTGCGCTGCGTTGCCAACACCACCTAAAGCGGTGTTGTAAGCGTTGGCAGAGCCAATTTGACCCGCAGCTAAAGCGTTAGCGCCGCCTGTAATGTTAGCCGCTTGTGCTGTACCAAACGAGCCTATGTTAGCAGCTTGATTGCTTGCGCCTGCTTGACCAACGCTAGTTAAGTATTGCAACGGGTTAATTAAGTTGTTACGGTTCATTTGGAACGTATTTTGGCTATTAGCGTAGTTTTGCAAATAGCGATTAAACGCGGCGCCGTATTCTTGTGACCCTTGAGCTTGACCGTAGTCTTGACCGGCTTTGAGGGCGTTACCAGAAATCAAACCACCTCTAGCCGCTGCGGTAGCGTTCATGGCGTTAAGGCCTTGCTGTAAACGGAACTGAGTACCTGGATCGGTGTTTTGATTGTAGTTAAACGGTGCGTATGTAAAGTCTTTAGTTAACGCACCGCCTGGCTGCGTCATCCTAGATAGTTGGTTAACAGCGGTAGTGCCTGCGGTCGTAAAAGGTCTTTGTAACGCTATTTGGCGTTCTAACGCTGCGTTTTGCGCGGCGGTTGCTTGGTTAGCGGCATCAGCTTGCGTTTGCGCCGCACTTTGCGCGGCGTTGCTAGATTGTTTACCGCCGATTAACCCTGTTACGGCGCCAATCCCTGCGGCTCCAAGTATTGCTGCACCTGTAGAAACGGCCATTATTTCACCTCTTTAACGAATGTGCGCTCTAAAGGTGTGAACCCAGCGCGTATGTAAACTTTTTCCATCTTGTCAGCCCGGTCATCTTCTAACGCAATCATAAACAAAGACTTCGCATTTTTCTCTTTAGACCATTGTTCAATCTGCTTGAACATTTTGGCTCCTGCACCGCTTCCCCGTGCAGTTGGGGTCAACCACCACCATAACTCTTGCGCTACTAAATGCGTAGGGCTGAAATACAACGGATAAACTAACGCACCCGTAATCCCCACGATTTTACTATCAATTTCTGCTAACCAGATACCTACATCAGGATTATTTAACGCATTTTTATAAAAGGTAGCATACCCTTCTACATCAAATTGTGCAATACCGTTCATTGGCGACGCGTTATGGAAATCATTAGCCAATACAACGTATTGGTCTAAGTCGGCTTCAGTGGCGTTTCTTACTATCATTGTTGTACCTGTGTGACTTCTAATACTACCGCAGGGGCGCTAGGCGCAAACGCCGTAGAAGCTACAGCGTCAATTGTTACGTTTGTGCTATTTGCAGCATAGACTAGCTCAACATAGCCACTAGCCGCTAAAGATACAGCTTCATTTAAGCTAATAGGTGTATACGCGCCATTGACGCTAGTAGTCACTAACCGTGCAGAATCAGCAATATCAGTACCATTTTTTCTAAACCATACCCAAATATTCTTATCTACGCCAGAGTTGCTAATAAATTGCACAGTAGCGTTGAACTGATACAAGCCAGATTCAGGTACGATAATTTGTGATGTAGTACCACCAATAACAACACCGTTGCTTAAGCGCGTAGTGTCAAAAGTAATTGGGTACGCTGTATTAATAGCCGCAGGGGATGTATCTGCCGTTTTAGCAAAAATGCCGTAATACTGCATTTGAGCAATAGTAGGGCGTACAAAGATAACCCCATTGGTAGCGTCTACGTTAACAACAGCCGCGATAGGAATGACGTTATCAGGAGCCGTTGGCTTAACGTTGGTTAACTCACCCGCTACAGTAGGAGATACATACAAGATGTCGCCAACGCTAAACGCGCTTGTATCAAGATCTCGTATAAACCCCCAAGTGGTGCAATACCCTTTTTCACCTGTGTCAGGTAAGTCATGGGTCATAATCCCCAAAATGTATAGGGTAGGTTGTGAGCCATCAGCAAGATAAGGGGCAACATCTAAGGCGTCGCTAGAAGCACCTGCAAAACCCACAGCGGCGCCGTTGGGAATGGTTACGCCTGTGTTGTTGCGTACTCGTGCATAGGTTTCTTGCCCAATCTGCTGAACAACGCCGTATTCCATACCAAGGTTAAGCGTTTGATCGGCGCTATTCCAACCCATACGACCAATCTGATCGGTAAAGGTTGGTGTCGTATCAAAGTCAACGTACGTTGGTGTTTGAATAGGCCCATTAAGCCCATCCATTGAAGTGATGTCGCTATTGGCACCTGACTTAGCGGCTACTAAATTAGCTCTAGCATCATCAGCGTTGTCGGCGCCTGTACCACCGTTAACAACAGGCAAGATGCCATCAAAGGCAATTTCAATGGTTCCGTTGCCATTAGTAACACCAATGTTTTGCCCTGGCGTTAAAGTGTTCTTATTAAGGGTATTTCCTATACTGTTACCAATCAGCAGTTGACCATCGGTATAGCTAGTCTGACCTGTACCGCCGCGGTTGACAGGAATACCGCCATCACCGCCGCTACCTGTAAAGGTAAATAGATTGTAGAAAAAGCGGTACCAAGCAGGCGTTATATCACCTGAAGTTTCATCCAATAACGGCGTTCTAGGCGCCGGTATTTTGGTAATGTCTGGGATAGCCATTATCTGTTGGTAGGGCTTACTATTAAGTTAGCGCCTGTAATAACGATCTTTACAGGGTCAGTACCAGACACTTCATAGACACGATCACGCAACTTGAGCGTCATACCAAGACGACGCCAAAAGGCTCTAAAGCCATACTGACCAATACGCCCCATTTTAGTCCAATGTTCGCTAGACCACGTATGGCCCCCATCATCAGACCAACGAAGCATCGCTTCAGGATCGCTACCTTGACCTAGGTTAAGCCCTGGGCCTGACTCGCACATGAGTTGCAAACCATGTTGAGCAGTACGGTTAAGGTTGTTTTGGTTCTCAGGAATAGGACGCCATGAGCGTAACCACTTCTGAATAACGCCGTTATCTTCGTAAAGTTCTAAGTCAAAAGCGTAAATATTGCCGTTTTCGTAGTCACCTACAATAGTTTCACTATTAAAGGTCATCTGGCACTGCGCTTTGTGACGGGTAAACGAACCATTGTTCCAACCTGCACGTTCATGCCAAGCCCCTGTAGCTACATCGTACGCCCAAGTCTTGCCTGCTGTTGGGAACGCTATTACGTAGAACGCATGGCCTTCTTGCTGATAAGTGTACGCAACAGCGTCAGAAACGTCGCCGTATTGCTGAATAGCGTATTCAATGGCATGGGTAGACACGCGTTTGCCTGTGTAGCCTTGGTTGCGATAGACGATGCCAAAGCCCCTTGGGTCTTGTCCAAGCCAAAATAGACTGTTATCTAACTTGCAAATGGATGACTTGGCAATACAACCAATCTCGTTGTAAGCGCCTTGAATAGGGGCTAAAGGGAACGGTGTAGTGGCTGCGTCGTACCAAACCTCAGTTGTGCCTGTACCAAACACCCATACTTCACGGTTATTGGATACCACGGCTACCACTTCGTCAGGCGTACTCTCAGCAGCCGCAAACGCTAATGGGTCAATAACGGCGCCATCAAAAATGCCAGTTACCCAAATAATCTGTGTGCCTGGCTGATTAAACGCAAAATAACCGTCAATGTAGCAAACAGTTTCAGCGCCATAGAAATCAGGGTCAGTGATCTGTTGGAATGTATTGGCAGGCTCATCGTAAAGATATGCTTTAGCGCCACAAGCGATAAACAGTTGGTTGCCGTTGTCGGCGATAGATACAGGGCCAGTACCGCTAATATTGCCAAGCTTAGTAAAGGTGTAATCAGGCAACATCTTAAAAAACTCGTTACCTGACGCTACGTAAGCGTCTACACCATTAGTTGAATGAGTCCAAAGCCCACGGATGGGGCCTGTGCCAATCGTAGCAAGCTTACGCAAGCCAGGCGTACGGTTAAGAAACCCACCTGTGTAGCCACCTTCAGGGACGGCTTCAGGGAACAGATTAACCATGCGGTTATCCGCAGCGTTAACGCTACGGGCTACATACGCTTGGCCTAGAATCGGCGTCAGCATTAATAGTTACCGGCAAAGATGTTGAAACGCTGACGAGTAGCGACAATGCTGTAAGGCAGAGCCATGATGTCGTCAGGGTTGTTGATACGCTTGAGATTGCGCTTAGAAGTCATCGCAATACGAGCCACGTTGGGTGGTGGCTCAACGCCAAACTCGTTAGCAAACTCACACGCTAAGTTGTATTTAAACGCCCGTAGATAGCCAGGAGGCATATAAATGTCAGTTGACAGGCTAGGAACGCTCATCAATTCAGTAACCGACACAATATGAAACTCCAACACCTTAGTAGGTACTGGGTACACGGTCATGGTGATATTAGGGAAATCCATGTTTACCCACATGACTTGCGGGTAAGTGGAGGTCACTGTTTTAACCGCAATACCATCGTATTGCTGTTGGTTAATCAGTTTGATACCAAACGAGATGCCTGACTGTGGGTCACGGAAATAAGAGGCGTCATCAACCAAGATAGGACGATTGCCAACGGTGTCACCTGTAGGCCCAAGCGTATGGGTCTTAGTGTTAGGTATCCAGTTAACAATCTGATCTTGGGTGGAAAACACAGATAAACGCTCAGTATTCCATGAGTCAATCATCTGATTCAAAGCTTGCAAAGCGTCTTGAGAAGTAGCAGCAGACGGTGTTTCACCTTCAGCCAAAATACCTAGTACGCGCAAGGCGCCATTTATTTGCTCATTGGCTGTTGTCATTGCTACCCCTTAATTAAACAGATTTACGTCTTGTCTTTTTTAACGTGTTTGTAATTGGCGCTTCTTCGGCGACCATCTCAGCTACAGCTTCTTCTGCAACCTCGACCACTTCAGCTTTAGGGGCTGGCGTGTCTACATTATATCGTTTCCAACCGTTTTGTTCATCAAATTCTGCTTCTAAATCCATAGTAGCAATTTTGGTGCCATGAACAGGGTGTTTTAAATAGATTGTCATTTTTTCTTTATTTAGATAGGGGGCTAGACGCCCCCTATGTTTTTAGCCGATAAGCCAGTTTGTGCCGTTACAGAACACAGGTACTACAGTACTACCACCAGCAGCCACAGTAGCGCCAATTCCTGCTGTGTAAGACGCAGCGTTAGAATCAGTTACTACTACGCGAGTGCCGACTAAAGCGCTCGAAGCTGTTGGCAATTGAGCTACAGTGTAAGTCTTAAACTGAGCGCTATCTAATAGCGGGTCAGAATAAGCAACGCCGATAGGTTGGTTATTTACCATGATTTTTCCTTAAAAGACCCGCCCCGAAGGGCGGGATATTACATTAAGCAATACGATACAAAGTCCAAGTAGTATCGCTTGTTTTACGAGCGCGGAACTGAGCTTGAGTAGACTCAAGAACAATTGCGTTGCCAACAATAGTCCAGCCTGTACCAACTGCAAAAGTCACTTGGTATGAAGCGTCTACGTTTACAACTGCGAAGTCAAAAGAACTATTTACTTTAGCGCTGCTAACAGTAGCTTCGAGCAAAGAAACAGTTGGCAAAGTAGCAGTGATATCTGCTGCTGAGTCAACGGTAAATAAGCCGTTAGCTAATTGTGCTGCGGTTACAGTTACGTCTGCTGTTAAGGCTGTAGGAGCTGCTT